ACACTCCGTCATAACCAGAATCGTAAATCTCCTGTTGCATACCATAGTCAACTGCTACAAGATTGTCCACCTTGCCATTGCGGTATAGAGCGTTGCATCCCCATGTGGTTACGGGAACACCAAATATTTGGTGACTAGGGCAATACCATTTGCGTGACTCACCATTACCGATTAAAACGTGTTTCATAATTCTTTCATCAGTGGGAAGATTTGAGCAATCTCATGAGCACACGCAATCGCAATCTCTTGATGCTCTAGTTGAGTGCCATTTGCGCTTCGTAGATCGATGTAATGCACCCATGAGCGCAGTGTGCCATTCATGTACAGTCGAGATACAGTCATACCTTCTGGTAGAACTGCACGAGCCTGTTCCTTTGCAATACCCTTACTGATTGCCCACTCGTATGTCTTCTGTGCCTCTCTCCACAAGGACATCTGTTTCATACGGAAGTCTTCATTAAGACGGCGTTCATCTTCTATATCAAAATCCAGCTCTACACTGTTCTGCCTGTTATTAGGGTCTTGCAAACGTGCATCCCTAGTCTGGTAGGTCAAATCCTTGGTAGGATCAGCATATCTTTGGCTGAACTCTTGAAACGAGAACGAACGATGCCGCAGGATTTGCCTTGCGATATCACGGGTTGTCTCAATCTCAATACACGCATTGACCATTTCCAGAGGCGACCAGTGACGATTCTTGATCAGATACTTTACAAGTTTCTCACTGGTTTCCTTGTTGTTTTGATTGCCCGGATTGGACACTCTAGCACAGTATGCAATCAGCTCCTGTGCATCATCAACTCCAATAATGTTATCAGGTTGAGTATATGATATCAATCTTACTTTCATAATATCTCCGATAAATGGTGCCGCTGAGAAGATTCGAACTCCTGACCCACGCATTACAAATGCGTTGCTCTACCAACTGAGCTACAGCGGCACGGCATTTACTTCTTGGGATTAAACCTACGTTGTGGTTTATACCCCTTTGGCCAACTGGGTTGGCGATTAGCGAGGGTCTTAACTCGCTCCGACAATTCGTCAGCTTTCACTGACATCTCAGCATTCTCAAACTGCAATGCTTTGACTTGGTTTTCTAGTTCCCGGCACCGTGCCTCAAAGAACCCTTCTACTCGTTCCATCAACTGGACTCCTCTATGAGTTTCAATAGTCTTATCTTATACTGTTCTTGATCAATTGTCAAGAACCTTTCGTAATTATCTATGAGATTATTTAAATCATTCCATATAATATCACCCTCTAATGTTTTATCCCAATCTGGCCCAAAGTTAACCAGTTCATCTAATATAATCACTGTCTCTAAAGAGACGCGACCACCTAGAAACTCTCTCATTAATTTGGGGTGTTGTCCATTGGTTACTGTGAACAAATCCTCAAACGCTTCTACAAGGGGTTTCATCTCCACTTCGAACAGATCAAAGAAACCCTGTCGTTTTAGTTTCCATGACTCATAGTTCTCATCATTGAAGTTGGCAATATACCCCTTCTTGTCCTTGATGAAATTTGATACAAAGTAGTTCTGGATTTCTTGTTCTGTCTTGTACTTGCGTGATAGCTTTACGAAGAACGACCTATCTTTACGTTTATAGAACGTGTCACGTTTAATACGAGTCTTGCCCTTGTATGTTACAAAGTCATAGTCACCCTTACCGAAGTGTGCTTTCATAGCACAATACATGAGATAAACGTCAATCGGTTCCATAGTTCATAGAGGAAGTTGTGCTTGTTTGGGAAGGAAGTTCAAGTCTCGAGCATTGGCTTCGATCTTTTCTTTGAGACTTTTTGAAATAAGGTTGCCCACGGTATCAGGTTCAATCTCTTGACGATGGCAGTAGTCAAGAACTGCCTCCATGTGAGTAATATTCTTTTCGTTTGCGATGCGTTCAATTTCCATCGAAAATGTCTTTGCGGTATTTAGTGCCATGTATACTCCATTAAATAAAAGTTGAGGGGCTAACCGTTGGCCCCCCACGGATGTATTAAGGCATCACCCTGTTGATGGCAACATTGCCATGTTGGTATTTAGTTATTTAAACACCCGCTGCAATGGCACGATTACCAGCGGCAACCACAGAACGTGACGCAGTACCAAGACGGTACTTGCTATAAGTCTGTCCATCAAACGTGCTAACACGCTTATTGAGGTATACGGGATATCCCTGCATACGAAGGGAACTAATCAATGCGCGAGCATTTCCCACGTTATAACGTGCTTCAATCTGCTTTGCAGTAAGTTCAGTTCCGTTCTCAAGTGCGGCAACAACCTTCGCTGCCTTAGTCATAGTAGTCATAATTTAAAAATCTCCTTATCATGACAAAATAGAATGGACTCATTCCATTCTTTGAAGTGGGGGTTATTCTGTTACTAGGAAACCCCCGAAACCCTATCCGATTACGCAGCTAGTGCGAAATCTTGAGATGCAAAATTATCGTTTGCATTTACTATAGTGGACTATAAGGCGTCCAATCCACAACTCTCCGTTTTTCTATTCACCGTCAGTCGATCCTATTTCGCCCCCATCAAAAAAAGATTAGGTATATTATCCCGGCAAGTAAGGTTATATCTGCACATATACTCCAAACGATATATGCTCTAAACATCCACTTACTTACCTCTCGTACTAAGGGGTTCTTCATCACAGCCCCCCATCAATGTCTGTTCCACACTAATCTCCTTTTGGTGGAGGCGGGGGGTATCGCACCCCCGTCCTGTCCGACTTTCAATCCACATCATCGAATTGTATGTTATTTATAACACAGTGACGCTAATAAGTCAAGTACCTTATGGATATACCCTTAACTTTTTCCTTAATTTCTTTTGCTTCTGGTTTGTTAAGTTTGACATGCATACCCTGACTTATAATACAAGCCCACGGTTGATTGGGGTTTTCCTCTAAGACTGTACTTGTCCCTGTCTCCAGATTTGCGTAAAGTGCAACAGCAGTTTCAGCCTGCAAGTCCACCCAAGCAGAAATTAGTGTCTCATTAAATTCCTCTACTACTTTTTTAAGAACATCTTCCTTTGGGCCACAAATAACTGGTTTTGCTACAAGTTGGAAATTAGGCATTTCTTGTAAGTTTTCGGCGTCTGGGATGTTCTGTTGAGCTGATGTTTGACTACCCATTAACAGAAACATCGCCAGTATTGTTACTAGATGTTTCATTTTGGTTGCTCCATTCTGTAACGGTTTCTATTAGAGCATCTAGATAATCGTGTTTTTCTTTTATAAATTCTTGGACTGTCCCATCTTCTGTTACTACAAGTATTACTACTTGAGAGATTTCTATACCTGTTCTCTCTTCGAACATTTCTGCATATGCAGAACCTTGAATATAATAATTTTCATTCCACTTATCAGTGCGCTCTCTGGTTGATGTCTTGAAGTCGATAATCGACGGTACACCATTGTACTTTGCAATACAGTCAACCCTGCCCGCTACCTTATATTTATCACTGTAAAGACCTGCTTCTTGTGCATATATGTCATTAATATTGCATAGCACCTTCTCCTTTAGTTGTTGAAAGAGGCAATATGGTAAGAAATTCTTCTTATGTTTCTCCCATTCATCTGGATAATTGTATTCCATGTTGTTAAGGTAATCTTCACACATATGATGAACCTTAGTGCCTCTTGCAGCTGCATTCCTTGAAATATGGTTTGCAACATCAATACCCACACGTTTACGCCACTCCATCAACCCCTGTTTGTTCCGTACTGATAGCACAGTTGTGATTGATGGGTACTTATTACCCTCTGGTGTTTCATACAAACGCACACCGTCATTGTTGGTTGCTTTTATGGGTTGCAACTCTACCCCTACATGATTAAACATTATTTTATAAACTCACTTTTGTTAGTTCTAAAGATTACATCCCAAAGAGGTGTGTGTAAACCGAAATTTACATTCTCTCTTGTGTGATGAGACAGATGCCATTTTCCTGCTGCTATAAATGGAACATTAAATTTAGGGTTATGTTCTATAACTTCAGCAAGCAGAGAAGACCACAACCAATACATTACCAGTATCCACCACTGTCCTGTTATGCTACTATAAAGTATGGTTGGTATAACTTCTGTTAACCATAGATCAACGGTGCTTCTCCATGTGTCTTCAATTAAAAACACATCTGTCCAACTCCAACCTGTCGGATTCTCTAATCCATTATTCCAATTTTCAGTAATGTATCTATGGTGATCAGAATGATAATAGTTAGTCCATTCCGTAGTATGAACTATTCTATGTAACCAATAGATAAAAAATGTCCAAATTAAATAATGAAAAAGGTATTCCATTATGCTAACGCACGAATCCTCTCTACTAATCTATCTGCTCGGTTGGTGACCTGACGATACCACGCAGAGTCAACCATTTCGTCGGCAGCTGCATTCCAATCACGGGAATCTACACCACGTTTCATACCTTTGAATTTACTCAAGCGAGGTCTTCCCATATTGAACATCATATTGGCAATCACTTGCTGAGCTTCTTCTGGCAGACTGGAAAAGTCTTCGTAAAG